ATGTAGAAGGATCAGAAAGAGAACAAGTAACAGACAATTTTCTAATTTTTTCATGTTGATTAGGAGAGTCTGGCTTATTGTAAGGTAGACCCCAACTATCACAATGCCAACCATAATATTGGTCTACTGAATATTTAGTAAATTGACAAGATTCTGAAAAATCCCAATCAAAATTCCAAGATGCTTTTCTATTTGCTTCATGTATGTAGGGATGAATTTCTTTATAAATCCATGTGTCATTCATCCAAACTACATTAGAGTCTCTTTTCTTTTTTAAATTTTTTAAATCTTCTTTGTCTAATTTTTTTTTATTATTAAAAGCTCCTGTAAGTGCTATTTCTTCTTGGTGTTGTTTTCCATATTGAATAATGTCATCACAAAATTTCTCAGGTAAAACATTTTTAAAATAATAATATTGAGTTTGTAGATCCATCTTTTTAATAATTGTTTTCGAATTTTATGTAATTAAAATTTATTACTATTCTTGTTTTTTCGTCTGTACAAGAAGCACCTGTATGTAGTTCATCTGATTTAAATTCAACAAACGTGTTTTCTTTACTTTCAATTTTTTTACCCTTTTTAAATTTAGTATAGCCATTATTAGTATTAACATAAAAAACTCCAGTGGTAATTTTTGCACTTTTACTTGAAGCATAATCAACATGATAACCGTGTTCTACATGTTTTTCTGTACGAGTTAACAGATTCGCTTTTACTCTTAAAAGAGTTAAAGGTTTAAATTTATTTATTATAGGAGCAAGCAATTCTATCAAAGTTGAATTTTCTTTATCTTTTACATAAAAAGTATGTACGAATTGAAAATGTGGGTTTTTACCAGGTTTATTAACTACTTCACCATTAAAATACCAGGGAAAATCTGGCCCTGCCATTACTCTTTTTATGCCTTCAAAATTTTCTTTCTCTAAAAAATTCTTATGTATTTTCATATTTCTTTTATTGTATTAATAGATTTTCTAGGTTTTGTCTAGAGTTCCGGTAGTGAATTGATTTGATCCAAGGTCTATAATGGACTATATTTCTGTTTAAAAACCAGTATAATAGATCCCATGGCATTAAAAGAAGTAAAATTTCAAGCAGGTATTGATAAACAAAGTACACCTTCGGCCGCTGCAGGTAAGTGGGTTGATAGTGATTTTGTTAGATTTAGATATGGTGTGCCTGAAAAAATAGGCGGTTGGAATCAATTAACGACGGCTACCAATACCCTTCCTGGTGTGGCTAGAGCTCAACACACATTTACTAATTTAAACGGTACCAGATTTTCGGCTATTGGAACAAGTTCAGGTCTATTTATTTACAGTGGGGGAAGATTTTATGATGTTACCCCTTTAGCTGGATCTCCAGTTTCAGGAGGAACCTTTACAACCTCAGCTGCAGCTGGATCTACGGTAACTATAAATTCAACTGGACACAGCGTTATAGTTGGAGATTACGTGGTATTTACTTCTGTATCCGTAGCTGGATCTACAACACTTACAGCACCTGATTTTCAAACTTATGCTTTTGAAGTTTTAACCGTTCCTAACGCAAACTCATTTACTATAAGTTTAGTGAACCCTGCTGCAGGTGTAACGACAGCGGAAGGTAATTCAGGAATGACGGCTCAAGGATCATTTAACTATCAAAGATACATAAGACCAGGACCCACTTTTCAAACTCTAGGCTTTGGTTGGGGTACTTATCAGTGGAGTCAAGAAGCTTGGGGAGATGCAAGATCGAGTTCTAATGTAACATTAGATCCTGCTAACTGGTCATTAGATCATGCAGGTGATACTCTAATTGCAACACTTAGAAATGGAAATACTTTTCAATGGAATTCTGCTGGAGCTTTAGCAACTAGAGCCACTGTGATTACAGGAGTAGGTAGTGAAGTTAATATGGTTTCAACGTTATCTTTATTCTCAGACAGAGATCGACATTTATTTCAGTTTGGTGCTTTAACCGATATGACTGATGCAACAACACAAGACCCTATGTTTATCAGATTCACTAATCAAGAAACATTAAACGTATACACACCGACAGCAACAAATACTGCTGGTACATTTAGATTAGATACGGGGAATAAAATTACCGCTGCCGTTCAAGGTAAAGACTATGTTTTAATTTTAACAGATCAAGCTGCTTATGTAGCTCAATTTGTGGGACCACCATTTACATTTAGTATTAGACAAGTGGGAACCAACTGCGGATGTTTAGGACAACATGCTGTTGTGTTCGCTCAGGGTGCTGTTTACTGGATGGGTCAAGCAGGTGGTTTTTTTGCATTTGATGGAACAGTAAAACAAATACCTTGTTTAGTAGAAGATTTTGTATTTACCACAGGTGATAGTAATCCAGGTCTTAATTTTGATGCTAATGAAATTATCTATGCAGGCCACAATAGTTTGTACACTGAAGTAAATTGGTTTTATCCAACAGAAAATTCTTTGCAAGTTGATAGATGTGTAACTTACAATTATGCAGAAAATAGCTGGCATACAAGCACATTAGATAGAACAACTTATATGGATGCAGATGTTTTTGAAAAACCTTTTGCAACTGATTATATTCCAAAAGGGTCTACAGATTCTAATAGTCCTTCAGATACTCCTCTCTTTCCAATATCAGGAGTTACTAATAAAGATGGAGCTACAGTTTTATACGAACATGAAAAAGGTGTGGATCAAGTTAACAGTACAGGCACATCTGCTATTCAAGGGTTTATAAGATCTGGAGATTTTGATATTGCCGATGGAGAATTTTTTGCTTCGGTAAGTAGATTCATTCCTGATTATAAAGAGATTGTGGGTAATAACCAAGTTACTTTGTTTATATCAGACTATCCGTCCAACACTCAGACTAGTTCGCCTTTAGGACCCTTTACAGTTACCTCAAGCACTGATAAAATAGATACTAGAGCAAGAGGAAGATTAGTAAGCGTAAAATTTGAAAACACGGCAGTAGGAGAGTCTTGGAGATATGGTTCTCTTAGATTAGATACAAGATCAGATGGTAGAAGATAATGGCTAAAATAATTAATTACATCCCCGAACCTACACCAACGTATGATCCATCTAATCAACGTCAAATTCTAGAGGCGTTAGATACTTTAAAACAACAACTTAATTTTTCTTTTCAACAAGATTTAAAAGAAGAACAGGATACATTTAATTATTTCTTATCATGAGTATATTTTATAAAAACCAAGGATATAAACAATCGGGTACAGGTAAGACGACAGTGCTAACATGTCCTGTTGATGGAATAATTATAATTAAAAGTATATATGTTGCAAACAACGATGCATCATCAGCTATTGCAGTAAACATGAACTTTGTTGATTCTTCTGATTCAAGTACTGAATATGAATTTTTTAGAGATGACGTGGCCGCTAAGTCACAAGTAAATGCCTCACCTCAAGGCTTGAATTTAGAAGCAGGTGATGCTATAACTGTGCAAGCAGCTACAGGAAGTAATAAAATACAAGGCCTGATAAGTTATGCTCTAGTAAATAGACAAGATCAGAATGGATGATGTAACAAAAATTAAGTGTATAACTAAATATACTTATCGTAATAAAAAAACAGGAGAAATCTACAAAGATAAAGTAGAAGGTCCTGACATTGTAGTTGATTGTGAAGTTACAGTTGACCCTAAAAATTTAGACTTATTTCAGAAAGTAATGAATAATGACAATAAATCCAACACCTAAAGGTGGAACGGAACTACAGCTAGAATATCTAACTCAACACGTAGATCTTCTACTATTAAGTAAAGTACAAATTACAACCTCTGTTCCAGAAAAAATTCCATTATCAAAAGACAAAATAAATATTCTTTGGCAAAAAAATTCTTGGGATCAACCTAATATTTATCCTTGGTTTAAAGATAAAAAGAATCACACTAAATACGATTGGTATGTATTTAATTCACATTGGAACTTTGAAAATTTCACTAAAAAATTTGGTTTAGACAGAGGCAGATGTATGGTTATTAAAAATGGTATAAGTAAAATAGAACCTGCTCCTGTTTATGAAAAAGATAAACCTATAAAAATTATACATCAAATAACCCCTTGGAGAGGTTTAAATGTATTGCTTGGGGCTATGCAATTAGTAAACCATCCCTTGATTACTTTAGATGTTTATTCATCTACAGAAATATACGGTAAAGCTTTTTATGAACAGAATGATAAAGAATACAAAGGTTTATATGAACAAGCTAAACAATTAAAAAATGTAAACTATATAGGTTATAAACCTAATAGTTACATTAAAGAACATTTAAAAGATTA